TATCTTCGCTGTGTCCGAATGCAGTATTGCACAGAGGGATATATGAGGACAACAAAGATAGTCTGAGGCTGTACACTATAGTTTCTGGACTCAAAGTTCCAAGGAAGAAATTGCAGCAGTTTAGAAAAGCAAATTAATGACTTGCATAGATGACTGCAAAGAAAATTGCTGATTTGATGGGGAAAAGAAAAAGATCTATATGGGGTTAGTTTTATTTTGACATATCCCTAATATGGCATATAATTACAGCATGGTTGAACGAAAACCAACAATCTATATTGCAGGTCCGATGAGAGGGTTTGATGATTACAATTATCCCGCATTTGACCGGCAATCCAGAGTTCTTGAGAAGCAGGGTTGGAATGTCATTAATCCAGCAGAGATGGATAGGGATGATGAAAAGCCAATTAATGGACCTCACCAGTTTGATCCTGATACCAATTATGAAGATCACGAATTTATGCGAAGTGCATTGAAGCGTGATATGGATGCCATTTGTGAACATTGTACCGCCATTTATATGATGAGCGATTGGGAAATGAGTCGTGGTGCAAAAGCGGAATGGCATTTGGCAAAGGCAATAGGGTTGGATATTTATTATGAAGCACCGTTACCAGAAAAATATAAACACTGACCCAACAGGGTTGGTAACTCAATTGGCAGAGTATCGGTCTTTTAAACCGGAAGTCGTGGGTTCGATTCCCACCCGACCCATTATACATAAAAATAAGAATATCGTGTACAGAAATGCCAGTTTATCCAACGCACGAAGAGATTATCGAAGAAGCAAAGAAAATTTACAATTTCGTGCAAACAAGGTCTTGACAACGGGGAGCAGTAGAGTATACTACTCGTATAACAATCAAGAAACGGATGCGAGCGACAGACATCTTTTTCTTTTCTTAAGTAAATGTCGCAATTGAATGGAGAAGTACATTATGAGTACTCTTACAAAGAAGCAGCGTGTCATTAATCATCTTGCACAAGGCAAGTCCCTCACCCCCGGCCAGGCTTCAAGCCGATTCGGTGTGAGCAACATGCGCGCTACGATCAGTGATATCAAGAATCAGGTTGAAGCATACGGTAACTGGAGCGTTACTTCTTGCCCATCCGCCAGTGGCAAGACCTCCTACGGGATGGAATTCCATGGTTACACGGACAATCCGTTTGCCATTCGTGCTGGACTTTGCTGATTTGGTTTTGGGTTTTAGTTGATTGAATGATCTCAATCATAAATGTGGATTGAAAATCATAGTTAATCGCATTATCGCACTACTATGAGATCTGCCGCTACTGTAGAAAGTAGTAACTAAAACTTGTTCTATGCCCGGCGGGGCGGGCCCGCCCTGCCGGTGCTTTTGAAAATTGAATAACTATGTGTGGGATTGATCACCACACAAGCCTGGTGACTGAAAAAGTTTTCGTCATGCGGACTAAAGTATGTTGCTCCCTGTAGTGGGGTAGATGACGGGCAAGTGCCTGAGTCTAGTTTGGTAACTCAAACAGCGATGGTGCAAGTAGGGTAAATTAATAACATTAGTTGACCCCGAAAGTTGGAGGTATAATGAAATCCTCCCCAGGCCGAAATAACTCGTTCCCCCGAGTACAAGGCATTCGTAGACCTTCGGGTGAAAATGATGTAAGATTCATTACGGCATTGAGTGGGTGGCCCCCACTGGGAACGAACAAATCACGATAAGGTGTTCGGGTTGTAGAGTAGCGTGCGTTATTCGCCCGGGCATCTTGTCTTTCGATAAACTTGTTGACATTAGAATTATGTGTGATATAATTTAATGATGCAAATTGATTACGACAAAATATCTGTTGATATGGAAGAACAATTCCAAATATATCACAGACTCCTAGTAAGTCCTATTAATGGGATAAACTGGGAGAATTTGTTGTATAATTCTCTAATTAAACAATCCGATGATGTGTTGTGGAATCCAGGCAGTCATCAAGTGGGAACTGATATTACTTACAATGATATTAGAATATCCTGTAAAGGTGGAAGGATGAAAGGAAAGAAGAAACCAAAATTCACAGTTTCTTCACACCGAACAACATCAAAGAAAACCTTAGAAGAAAAAATAAATTATCTCTCAGAGAATCATGAGGACGTATTCTTTTGTTTATCATATAAAGACGATTTACCGAATCATCACTATACGCTTTATACTTTTGATTCTGATATTCTGGATTATAGATCATTAAATTGGAAAAAAACAAAAGATGGATGGAAGGGAATAGGAAACACGTTTGTTGCTAGAATCCATAAATCGATGAGCGATCAGTTGTGGTTAGATATTCCACTTTCTCTATTGAACGAACGAGCAATTATAGAAATTCCAAAATGAAAAACATAGAAGACTTCAAAAACCAAATTATCCACGGAGACTGTCTGGAAGTTATGAAAGATATTCCAGATGACTCTGTTGATATGATTCTATGCGATCTTCCATACGGAACTACTGCGTGTAAATGGGACGTTATAATTCCTTTTGAAGATTTGTGGAGTCAGTACACCAGAATTGCAAAAGAAGACGCTGCAATTGTTCTAACTGCTGCCCAACCATTCACCAGTGTATTGGTTGCAAGTAACATCAAGATGTTTAGGTATGAATGGATTTGGGAAAAACCACAAGGAACAAATCCATTGAACGCAAACGTAATGCCGATGAAATCTCATGAAAATGTATTGGTGTTTTCCAAAAAACGATCAAAGTATTTTCCTCAAATGGAAGAGGGAAAACCTTATAGTGGATTCTTCTCAAAAGATGGTGCTACTATTGGCGAAGTATATGCCAATCAGAAAAGTATGCACCGCGAGAATCGTGGAACACGATATCCAAAAACGATTCTTCGTTTTAAACAAGAAACTGGATTACACCCAACACAAAAACCAACTGCTCTCTTTGAATATATGATCCGAACATATACCAAAGAGGGAGATATAGTTTTGGATAATTGTATTGGTAGTGGAACAACTGCAATTGCAGCAATAAATTTAAAAAGAAATTACATTGGTATTGAAATGGATGATAAATACTATAGAATAACTAATGAACGTATAGCAGATGTGTTGTCTGTTGCAACGTTGGATGATTTTTTATCAGAATGAAGGATGTGGCCTTTATGGAACCAAATGAACAAATAATTCGTGGATTAAAAGCAAAATTGATATATTTTTCAGATGATTGTAGATGCACACCAGCAGATAAATGTGCATGTGATCAAATGCTTGAAGATGTTCAAGCAGCAGATGAGTGGATCAAAATTTTACCCGGCAAAGAGACAATTTGTGATGGTTGATGGAAAAGCAGGAAAAGGTGATAAGTATCGTCCTGTTGATAAAAAGAAATGGGATACAAATTGGGAAGAAACATTTGGTAGCAAGAAAAAAGGAAATTCTAAAAAGAATATCATGCAGCCAGGTGGAATTTACGACATGACAGACATTCCTCAACCAGAGGATATTGAAGGAGATGATAATGAGTGATGTTAAACTTGTGCGACTAACGACTGGCGAGGAACTGCTTGCCAAAACTGAACAAATTGATAATGTAAGTTATATTCTTAAGAAGCCTGCAATTCTTATTCCAGCAGGAAAAGATCAACTTGCGTTTGGTCAATGGCTTCCATATGCAGATATTGAAGAGGGTATTGAAATTTCATCACAATTTGTGGTTTTTGTGACCGATCCGGTTGATGAATTATTAAATCAATATAATTCAATGTTTGGTTCTGGAATTGTTGTTCCTCCGAGGGGTCCGGGGGGAAATATAACTGGTGCTAGTCTTAAACTCAATACATGATGGAATAATATAAAATGACAAAACGAAAAGCATATGATCCAGCAGTTGCAAACCGAATCAAGGTGGGTTCTCCTCGAAATAGTAAAACAAAAAAAGGAAATGTTGCAGCACGAACCTCAAAGTGTGGAAACGGGAAAAGACTTCGGTAAACTATAAATTTTATTATAATAAAAAGAATGAAAAGGAGAGTCTTGCCCAGATACCCCCCATGTACAGAAAATTGCAAGAATCTTCCTGAAAAGTGAAATTTTCATAAATCCTTGTTTTTCAAGCACTTATGAACCCCTAAATCCTCCAATTACCCTAACAAACCCCGAAAATACAACCCTACTTCTTGACGCCGGGGTGGATTTCTGGTATAATATACATATGAGCAAGACACCCTCACACGGGTTCAAGAACCCAATCCCCCCCCGCGACCCCGATACCTACGGTTCCTACTGTTGGTTCGTCTACCCATTCACGCAAGGGAACGGCGAGACAGTCAGCATTCGTGCGCTGTTTCCGCCTATTGCGCGTAATGACACATATGGTGGAATGACCGATACCCAGATTCGTTCTCTCGCATTTGAGCGTTTGAACGAGTTGCAGAAAAAGTGCGGCACTGAGAACGTGTCCGTGGAGATGATTTCGTGAGCAACCTACCAGACAGATTTCACATATACAAAGACGGGGAAACCATCTCCTTCTATGTGTTCAAGGGCGATGATCGTGCCGAGATTTTCACCAACGCAGAAAACACAGGCACCAGCGGTCAGAGAAAATGTTCGATATCGGAAGCACGGGATATCTGGACGAAATATAACAACATGGGTTACATCACAAAATGAGAAAAAACGAACTACGAGTCTGGCGTGATAACTACACCCCTTGGACGAAACAATGTTTCGCAGAGGGTCTTCGCCTAAACGTCCACTACGAAGAGAAAGACTTCGTGAAGGACATTGGCGGTCGATGGTGTCCTGATAAGAATGGTAGGAATGGTTACTCCAGAACAGTATTCAAGAGTGGTTACTGGTGGATGCCAGCACACATGCTCGATCAGAAATTGGGACCGAACATCCCTGCAATCGTCAACATCTTCGACCCGAAAAATAGCGACGATGATTATCGTGATGATATGTGCAACGGTCTTACCACGCTTGAATGGTTGAACGACAACAAGATGATCGCAAGACAGTACGGGGATGTGACAGAAAGCGAAGGGTTGCTAGAAGCAATATCGAATTCTACTGCTACTGAGCATCCATGTGTTCTCAGAGGCACAAAGATTGGTACTTTTTATGTGTGGTCAGATCTTGATGTTGCGTCATTTTCGCCACGGGATCAAAACCCAAAATTCACCGTGCGTAACTGGTACACACTAGACAAGGCGCGTGAAGTATGGGATAATCTCTCTACGCTCCAAAGACAAGGATTGGAACAATAATGACAAGTTGGCAGAATATCGATACGTTTAACCACGAACTCGGCCGCGTTACGTCCATGACGGATGAGCAGTTGAATGCTCGTTATAGGAAAATGACGAAACCTGAAAAGATTGAAGCATTTTATCGTGCGTTGATTCAGGAAAATCGGAACTCTTCTCTCCAAAAGCAAATCAGCAAGGATCATGGGTTGTTCACTGTTACTTCGTGGGTATTGATTCGTCACCGTCCGAACGCGGGCAATCCGCCGAGCAAGGATACTTGGAAGTTCCGAACGCATGACCCACACAACATCCAAATATTCCACAACGATGATGTGTGGCAAGACGAGTATGTAAACGGATATTATCCTCCAGCGAAAGCACGGACCCTGTGGAACAAGTTGGTGGACAAAGGTTACAAAAGACAGGTAGCATAATATTGACCTACGTTGTTTCAAAATACGTTCACAAAGATTTGCAAGGTGTTGCAGAGATTGCAGGACAATGGCTTTCTGAATTCTTTACATTGAAAGATGTGAAGAAGGTGGTCATTGATATCAACCCCGATCTAGATTGTTGGGGTGAGTGTGGAGAGCGTGATGCGACAGAAGACGCCACATACGAGATCTCTGTGAACCCCAAGCAGTGTCTAAGGGATTTCGTTGCGACCATCGTTCACGAATTTGTCCACATCAAGCAATGGGAAACTGGCGAATGGGATGGTGATGGAGAAGCAGAAGCAAAACATTTGCAGTATTCTATTACAGATCGCATGTGGAAGGAAGGTGTGTTTTGAAACCAGATGACGTATTAGGCGGACACCAGTGGAGTGAATTGTCCACAGATACAGACACATATTATCTTCAGCATGGGAATGAAAATGTCGTTTCTAAATTTGTTGTGTTTCGTGATGAGGACAAAGTGGTGATCAACGATTCTGGAACGTGGATGAACAAGTTGTCAGCACGAATGCGATGGAATTACCTTATAAAAGAGGGATGGAAGAAAAAGGTATAATGAATTACGGAATCAACCCAAACACCAACCAACCTTGGAATGCTAGCACTGATTATTGGTGGGAGAAACCAAGAGAAAGTAAACTTAGTTTGAAGATGTATGGTCTTCGGAATCCCCGTGCAGATTATAACCGCATTTTGTTCTTCCCTGAAAGCAGTGGAGTCCTTGTGTGTTGGGTGAACGCTCAGGAGCATTCTGGTGTGGAGAAATACGTCAACAACAAAGAATACAAGACCTACGAACAGGCACGACACTTGTGGGACAGCCTGATCCGCCCGAGTCACATGTGGATTAGGGATGACTCTGTGCCACCACGGAAGGTTCAACCCAATCATCCGGACAGTGGGTGGGGCAAGACACCAAGACGAACATCTAACTACGCATTGGAAGCATAACATGATTGATGAAAGAATTTGGGTATTGACGAACGGACAGGACCACTATACGTTCTCTATGACATGCAAGGATGGTATGGTTGTGCATATGGGTGATGGTCCTACTTCTGGAATTGCTGGCACAGTTATTGCAGAGGCGGATGACCCGAAAGAGATGCGACCACGGTGGAACACGATGTTAGCAGATGGTTACAGACGAAACAGAATGATGGAACAGGATTATGGTTCAACTATGAGTTTTGATGATTTGGTTTTTGAGGATGTGGGTGATTTGAAAGGACAGATTTATGGACATCAACAGGCGAAGTTGTTCTTTAAGAATGGCTACGGCGTTTCTGTTGTGTTTAAACTGCCTGATGGTGGAAAATGTCACTATGAGGTTGCTGTCCTAAAAGGTGTTGACTCAGCGTGGGATATCTGTTATGATACATGTATAACGGATGATGTTATTCGTTGTAATATGAGTCATCATGTTGATGGTTTGATGAAGGAAATTCAGGAATTGAACAATGGGTAAAATGAAAGATTACAGCATTTGGTTAGAAGAAAAGGGCTATCTTGTTTGGGATGACAGGCGGGATGAGTTGGTCTGGCCGCCATCATCAGTTGATCCCGACAAGGTGTTTGACGAATACATGGAAGAACAGGGTAAATCCAACGAATCCTAAATAATAAAAAGGAATCGCATCATGTTAAGTTTTAAGTCTTTTCTATCCGAAGCAGCATCACGCTCACTGAGTCGCCTTTACACACATATTGAAAAAGGTAGATCTGTTGCATTCATTTCTGCTCATCGGGGCGACTTAAAACCATCAGAAAATAAGAAACGAGCAAAAGAGTTGAGAACAGACATTAAAAAATCTGGTAACACAGCGGTTCCTGTTAGCGGTGAATATATTGAAGACCATAAAGGCAAGAAAATCAAGGTAAAAGAAAAGACATTCATGGTAGTTGCTAATAATTTCGGAAAATTGAAGAAGGACATTATGAAATTGGGTATGAAATACGATCAAGACTCGATTCTTACCGTGTCCAAGAAGACCGGTTCTAATTTTCATGGCACTGGTGCTTCTGGTAGTATCAAAAAGGGCGAAATTCAAAGAGTAGGTGGTTATGGTGTCGGTGATGTGAAATCTAGAAAAGCAAAAAGAGATTTTGGTACTCAAATTGGTGGCAAATCATTTATTGTTGGTAAACAAATCAAAGTTGGAGAAAAAAACAGATGAGTATGTTTGAAAAATGGGCAGAATCGTTAGATTCGCAAGTGGAATTTGATACTTCTCTGTTTGATATGACAGAAGAAGAGCGTATTGATGTTTACGGAGAAGACCCTGTGGTGAATCTCCGTGAGATGAGCGTTAGGGACAGACTAGAACGTTATGGGAGAGACTATAACGAATATCTGTTGTGATGTGAAAGGAGGAGTAATGTTTGCTCCTTTGTCTGAATACATAGAATTAAAACTTGAAAATGCCTTCTATAACAAGTATCGTATGTTAACACATGAAGAATCAGAGTTGTGGGAGAGTTATAAGGAACAGTTTGCCGAGTATTTGGTTGGTAAATTATTCGGTGGAGATATATCTGAAAAATGGGAAATATAGTAATGACAAGAATTCCAATTGAAGAAGAATATGGATTTCAGTACTGGATTTGGGAAACTCCTGATAGGTTTGAGTCTGCCCGAGATAGGTTTGAAGATGCTGTGGGTGACGAAGATTTTTTCTATAACAACCCGAAGGACTTAGACCTTGGTGGAACATGGACTCAGATAGAATATGAAGAGTTTATGTCTGCTGTTCGGGAGACTGGTATCAGTGGTCATCTGCATGAGTCGGGTGATAGTTATATCTTTAAAGTGAATTTAGAGGAAGTGTAGAGTGAAAGCGAGCGTGGCGGAATTGGCATACGCGACGGACTTAAAATCCGTTGTCCGGTTTGGACATGTGGGTTCGAGTCCCACCGCTCGTACTTATGCGCCTGTAGCATAATCGGACAATGCAACGGCCTTCTAAGCCGTAGATTGCAGGTTCAAGTCCTGCCAGGCGTGTTCGGTGTTTGGTATATTGCAAATGGTGGGATGAAAAACACACATGAATAAAAAAAGTCAATTGGGTGAACAAATAGAATACTGTAACATAATTCCAACATCAACAAAAATTTATGTTGGCAAAAGTCAACTACATGGATATGGTGTGTTTGCGACAACTGATATATCAAAAGGTACATTGATTGAAAAGGCCCCATTTATAATAACTAACTACAAGATCAAAGACAAAACGGTGTGTCGCAGCATCCGTGAACATTGTGTTTCTATAAAATGTTTAAGTGGGGACAAAAAATGTAAGCAGCAGCAGTTTGATTTTAGCAGTAGGATACACTACGGGGGTGAAGATAAATATATAATGTCTAGTGGATGTGTTCAATTATATAATAATTCTGCGACTAAAGAAGAATCTAATGTGGAAATGAAAATAAATTTAAAAACTCGATGTGTAGAAGTTAGTACAACAAGGGATATAGATAATAGTCAAGAACTTTTATATTGGTATGGTAAACCAACACGCGGTAAAGTAAACCTACACACACATGAACATTACATAATCCCAATTGATAATATATAATATATTACGGCGGTCTAATAAAACTATAGGAGTGTATGGATGTATAATGTTGGCGAAAAAGTAGTAAACAAAGAATCATATAAAACTGGAATTATTACAGAATCAAAAGATTCTCAAGTAGAGATTCAATATGAAGATGGTTCTAAGGAATGGGTTGCAGAATCTATTATTAATAAGTTCCTCTTGGAGATTGATCCCGCATCTGATTCTGTGTTTTTACAGGATTAATTGATCTATTCGGATCCCTCATCTGATTCTGTGTTCTGGTAGCGGTACGCTGGATAGGTACGATTGGGCGAGTCGCCGCTTGAGTATCATCCACAGGCACACCTTCTTCATCACTGAGTCCTGCACCCACAGGTGGTGGACCAAATGAACGTAGTGGTGGTGTTGATGCGCGAGTACTAGCACTACTACTAGTAACTATAATTTGTGCGTCCATTCCACCGTGACCGGCATGAAAAGCGTGAAGTGATTTTGAAAATGGAACCGGACCAAAGTAAAAATAAGAACCACCCAATCCGGGATTCCTACCTGATCTTGTTATGAGATGTTTCATTTCACAATCATCACTCATATTTCTTTGGTTGGTGTTCTGACCACCCACACAACTTCCAATACTTAATGGATGGTCACGATTAGTAAAACCAGCAACACCATTTGACCTATGAGATTGTATAAATTTATAAGTCTTGTTGGTTTCAAGTGTAAGTGTGTCGCTTTGTTTACCTTTTGGTGATCCTGTGTGTTTAAAAGTATATACTTCGTTGCCTCCTTTATCTAATTCTATTTTTACATAAATTGTGGGGGAACCAGATATCATGTGTTTTCTTTTTGCTGTTGCAATAGCAGAAATGTTTGTATTTGAAGTTTGTTGTCTACGATTTGAACCAGATGTTCGCATCATCGCCTCGGTCGTGTCTTCTACTTCTTGCCTGGCAGCATTACGCTGCGCAGCATTACGCTGGATAGGTACGATTGGGCGAGTCGCCGCTTGAGTAGCATCCTTCTCAGCCTTCCAGCAGAACCAATCTTCCTGGTCAGGATCATTATACGACCCTTCACATTTACTATTGATGCCGCCTCCGGGTTGGTCATCGCATTTCTTCGGGCACCATGTACCCCCACACTCAGCACAGTCAGTTTCAGAACCATTAAGACAAAGCCCTGAACAGCAACATCCGCCTATACCCTGGGAGGTAAACATACCCCCTACTGCATCAATTAGTCCTGCACCTGCTACACCCGGTAAACCGAGTCCTGCACTTGCTACACCCGGCATAAGTCTTGGTCTTGATTTTATCGTTTTTGAAGGATCTGTTGCTTTTGGGGAAGAGGTAGTTCTTCTTCTAAGGCGACTCCATATTTTAGTTCCAACAAAATTAGTATTTAAAATTTCGGTTGGAATGCTTTCTTTAACATTTAATATTTCACCTATTGTGCCAGTTTCTCTTGAATCGTAACTTTCTATTGTGAATTTATATACCTTGTTATCAATTTTCAGTTCAATTATATCACCAGCGAATATAGAACCAAATGAATTACGGAATGAGTTGTTAGATGATGGTGGAAATATGTTGATGATTTGATTAACAGAATCGACAGTTGTAGTATCAACCGAAGATGAAGTTGTCCATGTTAGCGGAGATAAGAAGAATTTGTGATCATAAATGTAATATGTTGAACTTGGGTTGTCCATAGAAACTTTTTCAGCATATATTATCATGTTGTTCACATCAAATTTTTTGAATGTTATGGTGCCACTTATATCATAAATGGTCTTATCACCAGTTGCTTCATTTAAATATTCACCATTACTTAGTGTGATTGTATCATCTTTACTAACGGTCGATTCAAAGAAATATCTAATCTCATCTATGTCAGTTTTATTTGTATGTGGATCTAGGTGACTATAATCTAATAACACATGCTCGCCTTTTACGATTACAGTTGCACTTGTTGTTAGTATTTCTGTCGTGTCAGTGTATGATTGTTTACTTATAGCAAAATCAAGAGCCATAAAATAGTTGTTTGCTCCTGGAACATCACGAATAATTCCAGCACTTTTTGATTTTAATTTAGATGCTGATGGACGTAAAGACACAAAAAATTAACTTCCTAAGTAATATACTGTTGCTGCCAGGTCAATAACGTTTGTGTCGGGTTTGACATAAATTTTGTTTATGTTGTTTATTTCCAAGTAGATTGATTCTCCTGGTTCTAATAAATATCCATTATTATCATTGTTTACTAAGGTTCGGCTTCCGATTAATACATTTATTGGGCTGCTCGGTGAAAGTTTAATAGTAACACCAGACGATAATTCAGCATTAACATGAAGTTGACTTGCAACCGGCGCATACCATGTTTTAGAACCAGATCGCAATATAGTTGGTTTAGTAATGGATGATATTACTGCCTTTATTCCCTTACCACTCTCTAGTTCATTTTTAATATCAAGGATATTATCAGTTCCGCTCTTAATATCTTTAAGTTTAGTGATGAGAGGTTTTCCCTCATTTTCTAAGGATGAAACTATATTTGTATCATCAATAGTCACTGTTCCAGATATAGTGGTAACCAATCCACTAGTTGAAATGACCTCCATTGCACCACTATTTTCGCCTCTGACAATTACTGGATCACACTGCGCACTGGCAGTATATCCTTGAACCCTTAGTGGGGGTTCGCTTGCATTTGTAACGCCGGTTACTGCTTGTACACTCACGCTAAATGTAATACCTTCTGCTGCATTTACAATAGCGACTTTAAGTGCATCTCCTGAGAAACCTGCTGTTACACCATCAGGACCAGTGTGTATACTTGTACGAATAACAGAACTTCCATCAAAGCCATATACAGAAACTGCATCAGTAGATGCGGTAAGTTCGCGGTCCCCAAGAACATTAACAGAACCAGTCACTTCAATGGTATCGGTTGTAGAACTTAATCTTCTGCCTCCGGTAATTGCAATTGGAACACCGAATCCATATCCTGGGAACACTTCACCAGCAACTGTTGCGGTTGCACCTGCGGAGGTTCCCTGAAGAAGAATACCTCTCACACCAGCACTATTACCATATGCATCTGATGCCATACTACCAAGGAATTTAACGCTACCAGTTACTTCTATTGGAATTCCATCATAAATGCCTTGAACGGTTCCGGTCACACCAACTGGATCAGATCCATTGGTCGACCCGGCAATTGCAATATAATGCATGGCTGACCCGTCAACATAATTAGTAACAGCCATGTTGCCGTTTGTCTGACCAGAAATCTTACCACTAATTTCAATTGGGCCTGTTTGTCCTGCAAATTGTATTGGTAGGGGGTTGGAAAGGTCTACCCGATAACCATAATCAGTATCGCCCCATACCATTTTTGAGAGTGGAACATGTACGCTTCCTAAACTAGCACCAACCAATCCATAGTCGGTTGCCATGCCTGCGGTGTTTCCTGTAATTTCAATTGTGATGTTGTTGTTGGTGCTTGGCATTTAAAAGAAAATCTCCAAAATAATATTGATTTCTTGTATATATGGGATATAGTATATATAAGAAAAGTTCAACAAAAGGTATTGAGTATGTTATTTAGTAAAGAAGCCCAGAATAAATTTATAAAAGAAATAGAATGTCTTGTAAATCAAGAGCATTCTTACATAGAAGCGGTTTTGGCTATGTGCGAAAAGTATGAGTTAGAACCTCAGATTGGTGCAAAATATCTCACAAAACCCATTATTGAAAAACTAGAAAAAGAAGGGATGGAGTATAATCTTCTTCCTAAAAAATCTCCTGAATTGCCTGTTTAGTTCTTGCATCCGTCAATAACTGGTGTATAATTCATATAAATAATATAGTGGTAGGGAGTTCCTGCCGATATTAGAACGCGGGAGTTCCGCGAAAGCAAATATAAGGAGACAATATTATGTCATTTGCTGATTTTAAGAAACGGTCTGCCTCGGGCATCGATCAACTCACCAAGAAAATTGAAGATATGAACAAAAAGGATTCGTATGTTGACGAACGTTTTTGGCGGCCAGAATTGGATAAGTCAAGTAACGGCTATGCTGTTATTCGATTCCTTCCTGCGCCAGAAGATGAAGAACTTCCATGGGCGAAGTATTATTCACACGGGTTCAAAGGTAGGGGTGGTTGGTACATTGAAAATAGTCTAACTACGCTCGGACAAAAAGATCCTGTGTCGGAAATGAATACAGAATTTTGGAATAGTGGTGTGGAGTCCGACAAGGATTTTGCTCGCGCTCGTAAACGTCGTTTGCACTATGTTTCAAATATTCTTGTAGTGAGCGATCCTGCAAATCCTCAAAATGAAGGAAAGGTTTTTCTTTACAAATATGGTAAGAAGATTTTTGATAAAATCCAAGAGGCTATGTCTCCTGAGTTTGAAGATGAAGATCCCATCAATCCATTTGATTTTTGGAAAGGTGCTAATTTCAAGTTAAAGGTTCGTAAGATTGCTGGTTTTATCAACTATGATAAATCAGAATTTGAATCAATGTCTGCATTGTTTGATGGAGATGACGAGAAATTAGAAGAATTGTGGAAAGCACAATACGCTTTAAGTGAATTTACTGATCCAAGTAATTTCAAGACATATGATGAGTTGAAAAAACGACTTCATGATGTTCTTGGTTCGGACATTCGCCATTCCACGATTGAAACATCAACAGAAACTGCCGAGACTGTTAATTTTAATAAAACGTCAGAGACATCTATAACTTCTGATGAAAATACACAAGAGAACACAGACGCTCTATCATATTTTGAACGTTTAGCGAACGAGTGATTTGAATCTGTTGTTTTGTGGGAAAAGGGAGTCTTTCGGGACTCCCTTTTTTATTTACCCAATTCCTCTTCGCCATCTTGGAAGATGTGTTTCCACCCCCAATGCTGCGATAGCCTTAGGACGTACTGTTTCTATTTTAGGTAGTTGATTTTTACCCTCAGTGTGAATCATTTGGTTAGATTGAATGTTCACATCTCCCTTTGGGCGATCTTCGTTTTGTTTTTCTTGTTCTGCTTTTAAATTTGTATTTTCTTGTAATCTTTCTTTTGCAATACTACCAATTGATTTGTTGTTTGCTGTTTTGTTTATTATGTTGCTAGATTGTTCTAAAGTTTTAGTTTTTGCCAACAGTTCTGGAACTTTACTTATGGGTGTTATAATTTCAGGATCGGGTTGGCCACTCGGAGAAAGAGCATCTCCAATTTGCGCAATAGTAGGTCTACTAGCAATACCACCTTTAGCAAGTGATGGTATTTTTATTTTTTTTCCAACATGAACTATGTTTTTCATTTCATTGATTGTGCGATTACTTATGTTTGCAATTTTATTAACGATTGGGTTATATGTTTGATAGTTATCATTAGTGTTGTTGGTAGTTAGTGTAGTTTTTGGTGGTATTTTGGTAGAAGCGAATGTTTTTACAAGTTTATTGTTTTTAAGAATACTATTTATTATAGCACTTTTTGTGGTGTTATATATTTCCTTGATATTAGTAATTTTTTGGTATACGGGAGTTTTTGTTTTTTGTTGTGTGTGCGGATTTGATGATTTTGTTGATTGGTTGTTTATTCTATCACTAGATAATTTCACATTAGTCTTTTGTGGAATGTTCTTGTTTCTTTTGTCACTAGATAATTCCACATTAGTCTTTTGTGGAACTGTTTTTTCTGTCATTGGTGTTGGCAATTGTTTTGTTTGATGTTGTGGTAGAAATGTACTATTGTAATTGTTGACTATGTTTTTTGCCTGTT